TAAAACGATTTCCAGAAACTAAAACAATCATAGTAAATGGTGGTGACCCATTGATGATGGAGCCAGAATACTATTGGAAAATATTAGAACATTTAGAAGAACATAATTATGGTGCGACATTATCACTAACAACAAATCTATGGCCATTCTATAAGAAACCTGAAAAGTGGAAAGATTTATTTAATCACAAAAGAGTAGGTATTGCAACATCTTTTCAGTATGGCGGTGGTAGATTAAAAGGTGATTATACTGAATTTACTGAAGAAGACTTTTGGAAATGTTCAGATGCAATGTTAGAACATTGTGGTTATAGACCAGAATTTATCGCAGTAATTGTACCAGAAAATGCACATACAGTTTTAAAGACTGTAGAGTTAGCAAAGAAAATGGGTGTAGTATGTAAAGTTAATTATGCAATGGCTAGTGGTGAACAAGAGAAACCATTTTTAAAAGCAGACATATACAAATCATATGTAGAAATATACAATGCAGGCTTAGCTGAGTGGGAATATAACACAAAACAAATGTCTGTTAGATTACGAAGAGAACAAACAACCTGTCCTTTGAGTAGAAGTTGCGATAGTGGTATTCGTGCATTTAATCCTGGTGGTGATTACTATTCTTGTGGTGCATTTGGTGATGATAAAGACAAACCAATTGACTTTGAAAAAGAAATGCAAGGTGAGTTCTTTCAACCATTATCAAGTGATATGCATTTGGCAATGATGAAACAATCTTGTTTAACTTGTCCTATGTTTCAAATATGTAATGGTTGCAGAAAGACAATTAAAGATTATAAAGAACATGGCCTTGTAGAACAACATTGTAAAACTATGAAAACTATTGCACCAGACATACTTAAAATCAATGGCCTAAATAAAGAAGTAACACCTTATGTGGATGAAAGTATATGATTGTTAAAGGTTTAAATTTTACATTTTCTACGCCAGTTTATAGAGCAAAGATAACAGATGATTTATCTGACCTTGTTAGTTATCTTTTGACAGAATACGGAGATGCAAATAAAAAATCTGCTAATGTATCTGGTGACAATATATTTGATGACCCAAAATTAAAAGAATTTAGAGATGAATATGTTGTTCCTAGATTTAGACAATATTGTAGTTCATATCTGGATTTGTATGAAAGAGATTATGATTTAAGAGGTTGGTTGACAGGTTATGGTACAAACTATGCAATGCCTAAACATAATCATTCAGGCAGTCATATAAGTGCAGTATTCTATTTGTTTTGTGAAGACAATGATGGTGGTGATATTATACTACACGACCCTCGTACAAATGCAAATAGAGGTTATCTACCTGAATTTAATAAAATGTTTGAACCATTAAGATTTTCTCCTGAAACAGGTGATTTTTTAATATTTCCTAGTTTTCTTTATCACAATGTAGAAACTTTTAATGGCAAATTAAGACTAGCTTTACCAGTTGACCTAACAATATACAAATGAAAGANCCAATAACAGTATCAATTAATCCTAGTTANTTTTGCAATTTTAGTTGTGACTTTTGTTATTTAACACCAGAACAATTGCGTGACCAGAAAAAAATTAGTTTAGAAGATTTAGATAACAGGTTAAATCAAATCAGTCAACATAGAGAAATTGACTGGATTGACTTGTACGGGGGAGAAATAGGTGCCTTAAAAAAAGATTACTTCTATGGCATGAGAGATGTAATTAGAAAATATTATGGTGGGAAAATTAATATAATTACAAACTTCTCAATGTTACATGAAGGCTTTTTTGAAGATGATTTCTACTTATCAGTATCATATGACTTTGAAGCTAGGGAGAAATCTGATAAAGTTTATCAGAATATGCTTCGAAGTGAGGTGCCTATTGCCGTATTAATACTTGCAAGTCAACAAGTAATAACTAAAAATGTGAATGAAATGATTACCATGTTAAATGCATGTTCAAGTGTTGACAGTGTAGAGATAAAACCATATTCTACAAATCAGGCAAATCAACATAATGTAACACACAAAAATTTTGAAGAGTTTGTAAAAAAATGGATTGAAAGCCCTTTACCTAAAAAGTTTGACTTTATCAATGAGGGTAAAATTATAGACAGTTTAAATGGCACATATTCAGCCTTTTCAGATAATCATGTTTATATAACACCAAATGGTAAATTTGCAGTTTTAGAATTTGATAAAGATGACAATGAATATTTTAAAGAGTTAGATGAATTTATAGAATATGAAACATGGGCGNTACAGGAACCTTATCTAAATATATCAGACATTTGTAGAAAATGTCCACATTACGGCCATTGTTTAACAGAACATTATAGATTTGTCACAGACTTAACTAACGGTTGTAATGGTTATAAAGGATTACTAGATTGGTATGATGAAAGACTGGAAAATAAAACAAGAATTATATCATAGATTAAATGTTGTACATGAAGACGACTTGTCTAAAGTGCAAATAGAAAAATCAGATGATATTGTGAACAATGCAATTCGATATTTTGAAGAGAGAGATGTAGGCTGGATATATCCTTCTAAAAGTTATGTGGTAGCTATCTGTTATGCTTGGTGGTTATCACAAGATTTTAATGAAGACTTTTATGACTTACTCAATGACAAAGATTTACTATATGGCAACGACCCTTACTTTAGACATTATGATGCCTCAAAAGACATTTATAATGCAATTTTAGATAAGATATTGCCTATTGACGAAGACAAAGGCATGGTGCCCGATATAAAAAAGTGGTACACAGCTGAATTTATGTTATAAATATAACCATAGGAGAATGAGTTTATGATTAAGATTGATGGTAAAGAATATGATGAAACGCAGTTTAGTCCTGAATTACAAAATTATTTAACAGTAAGACAAGAAATTCAAGTAGGTAGGACTAGACACTTAGTTGAAATTGAGAAGATTGATGTATTGACAGAACACTATAATAAAAAAATTGTAGAGTTACTAAAAAAAGAGAAACCACAAGAGAGTACAGAAACAGATGGCAGCGATAGCTAATCTATCAATAGACCAAGGTTCAACATTTACCTCGGATGTTACAATCAAAGATGCTAACAACGCATTATTTGATTTAACAGGATACACAGCCAGAGCAAAGATGGCTACTGGTTACACATCTACTCGTACCAGAGTTGATATTACAGCAACAGTAAACGCTGACCCAACCACTGGTATTGTTACACTTTCTCTTACAGATGCACAAACGGCTGCCTTAGAGGCACCTGCTAGATATGTTTACGATTTAGAGGTGGTTTCAGGTGGTGGTGCAGTTACAAGAGTTATTGAAGGCATTATTAATATAAGACCTAATGTTACTATATAATTAAACTCATTTTTCTTATAAATATACAAGAGGAGAGAGATTAATGCCTGATATTACTGCTAAAATAAATGTCAATACAAGTCAAGGTCCACAGAATGTATCGGTTACTCTACCGAGCGCTCAAGCGGCCGCTAACTCTTCTCTACAGTTAAAATTATTAGGTGATGTTGATACAACTAATTTGGATGATGGTGCATTATTACAATACAGAGCGAGTGATAGTAAATTTGTTGCTCGAACAGAAATCGTAACAACAACAGGAACACTAGTGTTCAACTGTGGGAGTTTTTAAGGTAAATGGCAACAGTAATTCAAATTAAAAGAAGTTCAGCTACTACAGCACCAAGTACACTCAAACAAGGTGAAATAGCATATACTTATGGAAGTGGTATTCAATCAAATGGTGGTGACCGATTATATATCGGTACAGGTGCAGTAGATAGTAACGGCGATGCAAGCTCAATTGATGTAATCGGCGGTAAATATTTTTCAGATTTAACAGACCACGCACATGGTACATTAACTGCTAGTTCAGCATTAATTGTTGATAGTAACTTAGCAATCGACCAACTTAACATTGGTAATTCAACTACAACAGGTGGTGCAATTAAATTAAACGAAGGTACAAATAATGGTACTGAGTTTGTTCAGTTAAAAGCTCCTAACTCTTTAGCATCATCTACAATTTATACATTTCCAACTGCTTATGGTACAAATGGCCAATTCTTAAAAACAGATGCAGCTGGTCA